TGTATTATCTACTTGATTTGCAATAGCGGCCTGAGCTGCAGCATTTGTTGCTTTATCTTTAAAGGAAATACCACCCTGCTTAACAGCAGTAAAATGAATACATTCATATACAACCGGCACATCATTGTCAGTATTAAAATTATCAATATATATAGGATACCTATATGTTGGTATACCGCCTAAATCATTCGATGTATTTCTATCTCTGGATACTGTGTCTGTTAATGCTTGTGTTGTTGCATCATTTCTTCTGCTGGTTGTTCCCTCGCTGCTAAATGCCATAATACTTGTTCCTTCCCCGTTATAAATACTTATATAATATATTTATAAGAGTTATATGAAAAAATATCCTAGAGTTGGACGGTATATAATACAGAATAAAGAGAAATATGTGGCGAATCTTCAAGAATGTGAATATCGCTCTTCATGGGAATTAAAGTATATGAAGTATTTAGACACTCACCCAAACGTGATTGAATGGGGTTCAGAGAATATCATTTTACCATACTATAATCCAGTTGACAAAAAAACTAGACGATACTTTGTCGATTTCTATGTGAAAGTAAAAACAACGTCTGGTGAATATAAAAAATATATAGTCGAAGTGAAACCTGCTGTTCAATGTAAACCACCCCGAAAACCTAAAAAACAAACACCAGGATATGTCAAAAAACTCAAATCATTTATAATGAATCAGGCTAAATGGAAGGCTGCTCGTAAATGGGCTGAAAAACGTAAGATGGAATTCGTGATTATAACGGAAAAAGAACTAGGCATTCAATCCAAAAAACATAAAAAACTCTTATAAATATATATATGGAAACTATAGATGCAGGACATACTAAAATATCAGGGAAAAGAGTAACACGAATTTACTCTGCTAAATTTTATTTCTTTAAATATATCACATATAATCCAAATGAATATTACAATGTATTTCCATTAGTATTTTCGTTAGGTAAAGTGCCAAAAGCTAAAGGTGTGCGTGGAAAGCTGAAATCTTCAGCTGTAGAATCAGAATTATCTGAAGGAGGATCTGGTGGTGGTGATTCTCTTTTTCGTGGTCTTGACTTTCATTATCTACCACCACCAATGAGATTACCATTATTAGATGAATTAGAAAAAATTAGTCCAGACTTGCATCGTTCACCAGTAGCATTTGCTAAGTTTTTTAGAGGTCTTTTATTTACTATGAGAAAGTTTAGACCAGCAAAAGTATGTTATAGACATTATATAATTAAAAACATACGGGGTGGAAAAATACTAAGAATAAATAGAGAAGATTGGCGAAGTCTTTTAGAAAAACCAAAAGTAGAGCATTTTGTTACATCTACATTTGGAAAATACGCTTCAGAAAGAGTTTGGAAAAACTCATTAAAAGAAATGAGAAAATCAGGGAGAAGTTAAAATGGCATTTAACATAGGCGGAAGATGGAAAGTAGGGGGAGTAAATCTCGGTGTTAATATCCCTTTTGGAATTGATAAAAGAGCTAAAATTGGTGATGGTAAGAAATTCCCCGAACCTACCAATACACCTAACAATAGTGTAAGTAGGATGATGGCTAATGTTAGACAAAGTAATTTATTTTCACGACCTTATCTGTATAGTGTTATGATTTCTCCCCCAAAAGAATTACTTCCTCGGTATAGTGCTGCTGCAATACAAAATCTGATGTTAAATTGTGAATCAGTAAATATGCCTGGTTTTGTAATGGCCACTAAAGAACATAAAACATATGGTTTAAAAAGAGAATACGTTTATGAAAAACTTAATAATACCTGTTCTATGAGTTTTTATATGAGCGATCAAATGTTTGAATATAATTTTTTCAAAGATTGGTTAGATTATATAAATCCTGACGATGTAGGTCGTATAAGATATTATGATGAATATAAATCAACTATGACAATATATCAATTATCGCGTATGGAAACAGGTACTGATGCACAATCTGATGAATGGGATAGAACATTTAATGATGATTTAAGAGTTATGCAACAAGTTAAATTAGTTGATGCCTATCCTAAATCAATATCAGATTTACAACTTGGTCACGAAACAGGTGGAAGTATTCAAAAAATGTCAACGGACATCATGTTTCGTAAAGCTTCTTATACAGATTTTGTAAATAAAAGTCAAAAAGAAAGAGCAGGTGGTTTGTTGTCAGAAAGTTTTGGTTCAATGAATGCAATAAAAGAACAAGGAGCAAATCTAATGAAGCCTCTAGCACAGTTAAATTTACCAAAATTTGGACAAATAATAAAAAAACAAAATGTTACTTTACCAGCTATGTTTGAAGGTTTCAACATAGGGTAAAAAATATTATAAACATCATTTTATATAGGAGTGAATGAAATGGGAATAGGATTACCAAAAATTGTAGTACCAGAATATAAGTTAACAGTTCCATCAACAGGAAGAGAAGTAAGTTTTAGACCTTTTTTGGTTAAAGAAGAAAAAATTCTTCTTATTGCAATGGAAAGTGATGATGAAACACAAATGACAACTGCAATTCAAAGTATTATTACGAATTGTCTACATGAGGATCTTGATGTAAAACATATGCCAATGTTTGACATTGAATATATCTTCCTACAACTAAGAAGTAAATCAAAAGGTGAAGTTGTAGATATGTCTTTTGAATGTGGTAAATGTAAACAACCAATTACAAAATCAATTGATTTATCAAAAATTGAAATAACTAAATCTGAAGAACATACTACTAAAATACCACTATCTGGTGATATAGGTGTAATAATGAAATATCCTTCAATGGAAGTACAAAATGTTCTTGATAAAACAGCATCAGATGTAGAAAATATATTTACAACGATTTCTTTTTGTATTGAATCTATTTGGGATAAAGACTCAGTATATTCAACAAAAGATCATACAAATGCAGAACTTAACGATTTCTTAGAATCATTACCAGATGATGCTTTTCATAAGATTCAAAAATTCTTTGATACTGTTCCAGTATTAAAACATACAATTGATTTACAATGCCAAGCAAAAGCTGGTAAATCAAAAAAATCTGGCATATGTGGATGGAAAGATACTAAGACCTTGGAGGGTCTTGGATCTTTTTTCGTATAAGCCTTGGTCAAGAATCAGTAACAAATTATTATGAAACAACCTTTAACCTGATACACCATCATAAATATTCATTGACTGAGGTAGAAAATTTAATACCATGGGAAAAGGAAATATATCTATTATTATTAGTAAGATGGATAGAAGAAGAAAATGAAAGAATCAAAAAACAAAACGAACAACAAGGGTAACTAACAATGGCCGACACACCAGAAATTAAAGAACTACAAAAACAGACAACTGCGAGTGAGCAGGGGAACAAAGAGCTCACAAAAGTTAATGAGAGTATTAAAGCCATGACCAAGGCTATGAGTGAGCAAGAATCACCTGAAGCTAAAAAAGAAAAAAAGACACATGATAAAGCAGTACTGTCTACTTTAAAGGCCATGGTAAAGGGTTTGAATACCAAATTGGCGGATGGTTCAAAAGGTTTATTTGGTGGTATTAAGAAGATGGCGAAGAAGTATCTGACTAAGATTATGGGTCTATTAGGTGTTGGAATGCTTGCATTGTTTGCAACAATGGATATGGATAAGTTAAAAAAATTATGGGTAAAATTTAAAGAAGCAATTACAGCAATATATGAAGTAATGGCGCCAATTGTCGTAGCTATAGGAAATTGGCTAGCTAAGACTGTTCTACCAGCAACATTTGATTTATTTATAGCAACTTTAGATAATATAACACAAATGTTTACAGACATTAAAGGACATTTTGAAGGATGGGATCAAAAAAGTGGAGCAGAAAAGTTTTGGTCTGTTATTGGTGCTATTAGTTCTCTTGGAAATGCTCTCGGAAGAAGTGCTTTAAATATATCTACATGGATAGAAAAAACTGTATTTGGTGGTGATGGTAGTTTTACTAAAGGAATTAAAGATAAATTATTAACATTATTTGGTCCAGTAGAAAAAAAAGGATCTATATTACATTCTGTTTCAAAAATGACTGAAACTGTTATTAACTTTATTCTGCCAGAAGAAATGGCTAAAACATGGAATGAAAAAATAAAGACATTTCTAGGTGGAGCCGATGATGGTCCCGAGTCAGAATCTATAATGGGTAAAATTATAGGTGGGTTTAAAGCTATGCTTGCATTATTTGTTATAGGATCTATGTTCCCTGTTGCATGGATTGGTACTGCACTCATGTTTCCACTGAGAGCAGCTATAAAACTTGCAATGTTCGGTGCTAAAATAGGTGGTGGTTTAATAGGTAAAATTGCCAGTGGTATTGGTGGGGCAATGGGAAAAATACCACTAGGAGTTGGTGGTGGTTTTATGAAAGGACTTATGGGAGTTGGAACCAAGCTTGGTATATTAGGTCTAGCCGTTGCTGTTGGTAAAGGAATGTATGACGGATATAAAGTTATTGAAGCAGGTGGTACTGTACAACAAGCTTTTGAAACAGGTATAGAAGGATTCTTAAAAGTAGTAACTCTAGGTCTATTATCACCAGATATTGCTAAGTCGTGGTCACAGAGTATTGTTAGTTTCTTCAAATCTGCATATGACTTAGTGTTTAATAAAAAAGAACAAGATGGTGTAACTGGTGAATATAGAAAACAAACGAAAAAAGCAGCAACAGATGCTGCACTAAAGGGTGGTGAAGCAGAACTAAAATCACAAAGAGAAGCTCTAGTTCAAGAATCAAG